GTCCTGAAGTGCCTCCGTAGACTGGAGTCCATCGTTTATCAGGTCCAATTTTGCATTAACCTGGGATTGCGCATCAGCAGTTGACAAAAACATCTTAGTAAGGACCATGGCCCCTGTAGCTGCTGCAATTTTTTTTATCGTTGACAGCAATCCCTTGGCTGATTTATTAGTATTTTCAATTTCTGCTGTATGTTGCCTTTGATTGCTTATGGCCTTAAGTAATTCCTGGTTCTCATGCTGTATCTGTACTCCAAGCTGCCGGATGCTTCCGATTACTGCACCAGAGGAACGTCCCATTGCCCGGCTAAGGTTCTGGTCCAGCATATAAGCTGACTGGTTTGCCTGCGTAAGCAGCTGGTTCGTCTTCTGGACAGCACTTCCTACATCCTGCACCGCGGCTACCGTGGCCCCAGAATTTTTGTTAAACAGATCGGTTACACTTTGGTCTAATGTGACAATATGGTTTAATGCGCGGTTTCCTGCAGCTTCAAATGTATTGAAGGTGGAGGAAAAGTTATCTGTTAAAACGAAAGTTTCGTTAATCACACCCATTACTTAACCTTCACCTCCTTAGCTTCTTTCTTTATCAACTCCCACATAAAAAGTTTCTCTTTGAGGCTTTTATTAAGAACTTCCGTGGGGTACACACCATGCTGACAAAGCATGTATTGGCATAACCTTGAATCCAGTGTGTCCCCAGCGGCTAGTTTTTTGCTTCTTCCTCTGTTTCACCAAGTTCGTCATCTGTTGATATGAAACCATTGAAGTTGTTGATTTCCCGGACAAGCTTCCCATATTCCCCAGAAGAGAGCATTCTTCCAGGTACATCCAGCGGGTCTGCTGTCTTATAGTAATCACACAATTCCGAATCCTTAAAATTAGGAGACACGACACAGGCATCCACCAGAAGCTTCCCGTATTTCACGTTATCCAATTCCCGGACAATCTGTCCGTTGATTCTCTCCCTCTTGGTTGCTTTTGTGGTAAGCTTATTATTGGTTTCCTGGTCAATAATCCTAATCACGAAAGGTACAACGTTCCCATCCTCATCCTTGAACCGTTCGGAAATAATCACCTCTTTAGTCTCATTCATGATTGGTGGCTGTAAAAAAGCTTTAATATTTGACATGTTATCATCCTCCTAATTGTGTTGGGTCATTAAACCAGTTCAGGACCTCAATCCCTGTGAATGAGAATCCCACTTCCATCTCCAGGAAATCCGCATCTGCATCCAACATGGCCACAGGAAGCTTTTGAAGCTTCACATTGTAGAATACTACAGTCTGGGTCCCTACACTGGTTGTTGGGTCATCATTGGTTATCTGGATAGTAAAATATGGCAGCTTCCCGGTCCTTAAGTACTCCTGCAGGAGCCTTAAAAAATACGGACTCCCATAATAAATCGTCATGGACCCACTTAGGGAAACCCCGGTTGTTTTCTTCTGTACCAGGGTCGTCCCCACTACCTTAAAATCACTTTCCTGAAATTCCGCATCGGACTGGAACTTCTTAAGCCCAAACATCTCATGGTTTTCTCCATCAATGGTCATGAATCCATTCCCGGATTTACCATTAAGGGCATCACGTTCTAATAAAAACATCTTTTACCTCCTTATTGTGCAGCAGTGTTTACGGATACTGTCACTGTCATGTAAATCTTCTCTATGCTGTCCACCGGCTGGATGGCAACATCAATCAATACGGAATCAACACTGCTTCCTGCCCTCACCTGTACATCATCTGCCACAAAATTCTGGATGCCGTTGCTGGCCTGTATCTCATTCAGATAGCCTACAATCCATCCCTTCATAAGGTTGCGCCCAGTTTCAGTATTATCAGTCTTTCCGATGTAATATAAACTGAACTGTTTATATACATCATTGCAGAACTGATTAAGTACCCGCATTACCCGGTTCTTGGAAAATTCCTGACCCTTGTCCACACTATAAGATGTCAGTGTGTTGATATCTGTGCATACCTTGACGGAACCAAATGTGTCAATGAACACAATCTCACCAGACTGTATGGCTGCTGTTATCTGCCCATCTGTCAGTTTCGGGTTAGCCTCAACCGCATCCGGGTATTGTGCATACGTCAATGACTGGTTATAACTTGCACCTGCCTCTGCACCTCCCAGCCACCATGTGGCCTGCTGTGCAGTCAGCACCGTACCATCTGACAGCCTAACTCCATTATTTACTGATATCACCCATTCGCTGTTTACTGTATGTGCATCAGCCATTACGGCCTGGCATTTCTGACCAAGGGTGTTGGATATACGTCTCACAAATGCTGCGATTGCCTGCATGGTCGTATTATCAGTGCCGTCATAGACCAATATATCAAATTGGTAAGGTTCAATTGCTGCCAGGAATGCGGCATAATCAGATGCGGATATAGTTGGGTCGGTTCCTCCTATCAATGTGCCCCCAGCCGTTTCAGTTATATCAGTCCCTGTCCCCTCAAATGTTACCCATGCATTTGTTTTCAGGTCATCCAGCTTTTTAATGGCCTGTTCATCAACCATGGTCCCATCTATCACCGTACTGACATCAAATATCCCGGCTTGGTCTGCCTGTTCCTGCACAATAACAGAGATGTCATTTCCCCTGATACCTTCATACAACGCTGTCACGGTCAATGCTCCCGATGTAACCGTTGCCTTCTTTCCTCCACTCCCCTTAGGCCGGTACAGCAGGATTTTAATAGGCCCTGCACTGACATCACTTCCTTTCATCATTTCCCGTAAAAACAGGGCCTTAGGATTTGTGATATCATAGCCAATATATGGCTTTACATCATCACCTGACAATATTTCCTGAACGGTTTCCGCAGGCCCCCAGGAAAGGGGCTCTGCGATTGCCACAATGCCCTTATCTCCGATATTGGCAGTAACATTGCCTTTGGATTTGACATTGATGTATACGCCCGGCTGTACTTTGTTCTGGTTTGTCCATGTACCTCCTGCCATGTCTACTTACCTCCTTTCAAAACTTTGTCGAGGGTCGCCCTCGCGTCCTCTATGGTGTATTCCGTCTCCTGCAGGATTGCCCTGGCAAAATCCGGTTGATATCCTGACAGGACCTTACTATGCAGTAATTTGTCGGTCGGATATTTCTTAGGCGATTTCTGTTGCGATATCGCAATTGGTCTTTTAATTTTCTTTGATGCTGGCATTATTTTCCTCCATTATCTGCATCAGTTCATTGTTTCTTGGGATGCTCACCCGTTGCCGGATGTGAAATTGATAGTGCATCTCATCATCCTCTGTCTGCCATTGCCGCTCAAAGGTATGTATCTTCGCTTTCCACCCTCTACCATCTACATAATCAAACAGGTCCAGCGCCCCATCCAGGTACTCTGCTATGGCCTGTATCTCCGCATTTCCATTTACGATATTACGCTGCTGTACAAACACAACATCAACACCCAGGTCGCGCAGGAACCTGTCATTCATATGTTTTTCAATTTTGGAGGGCATGAAAAAAATAAAAAAGCAAGGGTGGTCTGTCCCCTGCTGGTTTGGGCTGGCATATACGGGATAATCCGGATACCGTGCTGTAAGTACCCCGGCCAGGCTATTTATAATGTCCTCTAATGCGAATATCATTTGAACGCCTCCCTCACACGCCTTCCCAGTTCCATGCGGACCACATCACGGTACTTTCCAATGGCTGCCTCTTTCATGTATTTACCTTTTACATAGGTGGTTTTGGTTCCTACGATGATTCCCATCCCCCATTCCGGCCCTACTTTTTCTAACATGCTCCCATTAATAATCAAACCTGGGACAAAATGTTTATCCACGCGATGTCCATCATTAACATATGATGCATACTGCATATTATTAGCAAGTTTTGTGACATATGATTTGCCTCCGGATAACGCACCTCCCATTGGGTTTGTTATGCTATCTGTTGTCCAGTGCTGTGCCAGTTCCCCAGATCTGGTCCCTGTTCCAGCAATGGGTATCCCCCCATTTGGAGGGGTCTTTTCTGTAGCTTTTTCCACTGCTGCAATCGTAGCACCTTCGGCCACCTCCGCCATAATCTTCGGTACATCCTGTCCAGCCTTATGCAGCTCTGCCAAACGCTTACGTATCTGGCTTCCAAAGCTTGACATCACATCACCTCACAATCTCATCCTTAAGCAATCCAACTGCCTGATGCTCCAGGCCTGTAAGCGACCCTCCTACCGGATCATAATATCTTTGCGGTCCACCGGCAAAATACCGCTCTGCCTGGTTTGTGTGCCCCAGTTTCCCACCACGGACAATCCTTAACTCATCGCCGGCCTGGATGTCCACTGAAAGGTCACATGCCATCTTTTCTGTGGACCGTTCCTTTGCGGCCGTCCCTCCCATGATAGGACCATCCCGTTTAGAACTGTATACCCTGCACGGTATGGGGTCCGTGTTCTGCTTCTGACGCTCCGATTTCGTTATATTCCCGTCTTTGACCGGTACTACACGGTATATGTCAACCGTATCCGTATACCATCCTCCAAATATCGGATTATCAAATAACATACATTCCTCCCATTCCAATCATACGCGCCATGGAAATAAGCTGCTGTCCGTATTGTGTCGCATTCCAGCTTCCCCATTTTGCCATGGATAACGTTATGGCCTCATTATCGTACTTTACGGATGTATCCCCCATGGACGCCTCACTGATGAGGCCCGTCTGCTGACCACTTCCGGCTGCCTGTGCTGCCGTGGCAGAGCCATCTGAATAAGTCTTTAGGTATAGGGCGCTGAAATGTGCCACATACAGCCCTGCTGCGTATCTCCATGTCTCAAAGTAACGGCTTGGAAGGATTGACCGGTTTGCATTTCCGATAAAAATACCA